AGGGGCTACTCCGTTACCGATGACGAGCGTTATCAGTTCCTTGAGATTCAAGTGGACTACGACATGCCCGGATATGAGGACGAGGATGAGATTGCTCTTCCCTACATCGTCACTATTGACAAGGGCACAAACAAAGTTTTGTCGGTGTATCGAAATTGGAACGAGAGCGATCCCAAGAAACTCAAGCGCCAGCATTTTGTTCAGTATGACTACGTACCCGGATTCGGCGCGTATGGCTTTGGCTACATCCACCTGATCGGCGGCTATGCTCGCGCAGGTACATCCCTGATCCGCCAGTTGGTGGACGCAGGAACCCTGTCTAACTTGCCCGGTGGTTTGAAGTCACGCGGTCTGCGGATCAAGGGAGACGACACCCCAATTGCTCCGGGTGAGTGGCGAGATGTGGATGTGCCCGGTGGCACGGTGCGCGACAACATCATGCCGCTGCCATATAAGGAGCCGAGCCAAGTTCTGGCGGCTTTATTGGACCGCATCACAGAGGAAGGCCGTCGCCTTGGTTCCATTGCTGATATGAACATCAGCGACATGAGCGCCAACTCTCCTGTTGGTACGACCTTGGCTTTGCTTGAACGACAACTCAAGACCATGAGCGCGGTTCAGGCTCGGGTCCACTACGCCATGAAGCAGGAATTCAAACTGCTCAAGGAGATCATTCGGGACAACACCCCGAGTGAATACGAGTACGAGCCACAAGGCGGCGACCGCATGGCAAAGCGGGAAGACTACGACATGGTCGAGGTTATCCCGGTAAGCGATCCCAACAGCTCGACCATGGCTCAGCGGATCATGCAGTACCAAGCTGTGATCCAGTTAGCCGCACAAGCTCCTCAGATCTATGACCTGCCGCAGTTGCATCGCCAGATGATTGAGGTGCTAGGAATCAAGAATGCGGACAAGCTTGTCCCTATTGAAGACGATATGAAACCCCGCGATCCGGTCAGCGAGAACATGGCTTTCTTGAACGGAAAACCAACCAAGGCATTCATCTACCAAGACCATGACGCACACATCGCAGTTCACTCTGCTTTGATGCAAGACCCATTGATGGCAGCGCAGATTGGGCAGAACCCCCAAGCCCAGAAGATGCAGGCTGAGATCATGGCTCATATCTCAGAGCACTTGGCCTTTGCCTACCGCAAGAAGGTCGAAGAGCAGTTGGGTGTTCCTATGCCAAGGCCTGATGAAGACCTACCGGAAGATGTCGAGGTGCAGTTGTCCCGTCTGGTGGCTCAGGCCTCGCAGCAAGTGCTGGCTCAGAGCAAAGGTCAGGTTGCACAACAGCAAGCCCAACAGCAGGCGCAAGACCCAATGATTCAGATGCAACAAGCCGAGCTGCAGATCAAACAGCAGGACATGGAAATCAAGAAGATGAAGGTCAAGGGCGACCTGCAGATTCGCGCTGAAGAGCTTGGCCTCAAGGCTCAAGAGGCTGCTCAGAAATCCGGGCAAGACCCAATGATGGCGGCTCAAAGAATGCAAATGGAAATCTCCCAGATGCAAGAAGCCCATGCCATGGAGATGGCGGCAAAGCAGCAAGCCCTACAACAAGCTCAGGCTCAAGCCCAACAGCAGCAAGCTCAAGGCCAGCAGCAAGCTGCTATGCAGCAAGCTCAAGCGCAACAAAAAATGGCGCACGGCGGTCAGGTTCACGCGCAAAAACTGAACCATGCCGAACGTGCTTTTCAACAACCAAAACCGACTGCTAAACCGTCGGGGAACTAAAAATGGACAATAAAATTTTGGAGCTTCTTAACAAAAGAATTGAGGAGCACGTCAAAAGTCATTCAGAGGCTTTGGTGGTGGGACAGTCGAAAGACTATGCCCACTACCGAGAGTTGTGCGGGGTCATCCGAGGTCTCCAGACCGCACAGCGTGAAATTGGCGACCTCGTGCGTAAACTGAAAGACGACAATGACGACTAACTTTGATGTTCAGGCGGTTGATCTGTCTGGCCTACTCAACAAAACCGTTGAGGATAAGGCCACGCAGATTCCAGAACCTGCCACTTATCACCTTCTGTGCATGCTTCCAGAAGCCAAAGAAGAGTACGAGGGCGGCCTACTTAAGGCCAGCCAGACAATGCAGTATGAAGAACTGCTGTCATCCGTACTATTTGTGGCAAAGGTTGGCCCAGATGCGTTTAAAGATGAAAAACGCTTTCCCAGCGGCCCAAGCTGCAAGGTAGGTGATTTCATCATCGTGCGCCCAAACACCGGAACCCGAATGAAGATTCACGGAACCGAGTGGAGGATCATCAATGATGATTCTGTTGAGGCTGTGGTTTTGGACCCTCGCGGCATTCAGCGCGTTTAAGGAGTTGCAATGAATACAGAGCAATTCGAGATCAAAGACAACATCAACGTAGAAGGCATTACCGCTGACCATGTTTGGTACAACGCAACTCGTCTGACGCAAAAGATGAGCTTTTGGGAGCTTGATTTCAAAAAACTGGTTAAGACTATGGAGGACCGCCACAATGAGCACCTCAAAATAATCCGTGATTTGCTGGATGAGCGTGGCACGTTAAAACGTGAAATTGCAACGTTGAAGTTGGCAAAGGAGTAACCCATGGCTGAACTCGACAAAACTGAATTTACTTTCCCCGATGAGGTGGAAGAAAAACAATCTCGTGCTGGCTCCAAGGTTGTAGAAGCTGAACCAGAGGTTGAGATTATTGATGACACTCCTGAGCAGGACCGTGGCCGAAAGCCCATGGAAGAAGCCCCTAAGGATGTAACCGACGAAGAGCTATCTAAGTATGACGAAGGTGTGCGCAAGCGCATTCAACATTTTACAAAGGGCTACCACGAAGAACGCAGAGCCAAAGAGGCTGCCTTGCGCGAGCGCGAAGAAGCTGTAAAGCTTACCCAGCAAATCATTGAGGAGAACAAAAAACTCAAAGGTTCCTTGCACCAAGGTCAAAGCGCCCTACTCGAGCAGGCTAAGAAGGTTGTAGCCAACGAGATGGAGCAGGCTAAGCGAAAATTCAAAGAAGCGTACGAAAGCGGTGATGCAGATGCACTAACGGCAGCTCAAGAAGAGATGACGGTAGTGAAGATGAAAGCCGAGCGTGTAAACAATTTTCGGCCAGCACCTGTACAAACCGAAGAAAAACAGGTACAAATACCTACCGCTGAACCAGTTCGGCCCAGACTTGATGCGAAAACTCAAGAATGGACAGAAAAAAACACATGGTTTGGCAGTGACGACGAGATGACCAGCTTTGCATTGGGGTTCCACAACAAGCTGGCTAAATCTGGAATCACGCCGTCATCAAAAGAATACTACGAGCGCATCGACGCCCGTATGAAACAAGTTTTTCCGGATGCGTTCGAGTCCGGTGAAACTGAAACCTCGGAGGATGCTAATCCTTCTCCGAAAAGATCGAATGTTGTTGCACCAGCGACACGCAGCACAGCGCCTAAAAAGATCGTGCTGACAAAAACGCAGGTGGAACTCGCTAAGCGGTTGGGACTGACAAATGAGCAGTACGCCCGTGCAGTTGCGGCAGAAATGAGGAAATGAAAATGGCTAAAACAGAACTTGACAATCGCGAGCCTCGTGCTCTGCAAATGCGTGACTCAGCCGAGCGTCCAAAAAAATGGACGCCACCCCAGCTTTTGCCTGATCCGACACCGGAAGAGGGCTACGCTTATCGCTGGATTCGGATTGCCACGCTTGGTAAAGATGACGCCATGAACGTTTCCGGCAAATTGCGAGAAGGATGGGAACCCGTTAAAGCATCGGATCACCCCGAGGTGCGATTGTTCAGCGGCGGCCAAAACCGCTTCCCTGACAGCATTGAGGTTGGGGGTTTGTTGCTTTGCAAAACACCTGTGGAGTTCACCGAGCAGCGGAATGCGTACTACACCCAACAGGCTGAGTCGCAGATGCAATCAGTGGATAACGCTTACATGCGAGAAAATGATCCGCGTATGCCGCTTTTTAAAGAGCGCAGCACGAAGGTCACTTTCGGCAGAGGCACTTAACTTTTTTTGGAGTCCAAACATGGCTTACCCCACCGTTTCGGCACCCTTCGGTCTGCAACCAATCAATCGTATTGATGGCATGCCGTATGCAGGTGCAATCCGTCAGATTCCCGTAGCTGCTGGCTTCGGCACCGCCATTTTTGATGGCGATACCGTTGTGATCAACAGTGACGGCTATCTCGTTAAATCCACCACAACCAACTCCGGCGACATTGTTGGCGTGTGTCTTGGCGGACAGTACGTGAACTCGAGCGGCCAAACCGTTCAAGGTCAGTTCATCCCCGCTCTGGCATCTACGTCCACCAATCTGGCGCTGGCTTACGTTGTTGATGACCCAATGGCTTTGTTTAAGGTTGCTGTCGTAACCTCAGGCACTACCATGGGCACCGCTGGCCGTACTGTTGTTGGCACTAACCTTGCGCTCGTCCTGAACGCTGGTAACACCACCACCGGTAATTCTGCTTTCGCCGTCACTTTGACTGGCGCTGGCACTACTGCCACCATCCCAATCCGTGTGATCGACGTTGTGCCAGAAACAGCTACCGCTGCTGACACATTCACCGAGTTGTTGGTGAAAATCAACACACACCAGTACAACAACACCACTGGTGTCTAAGGAGTAAATCATGGCTATTTCACGCGCACAACTGCTGAAAGAATTGCTCCCCGGCTTGAACGCTTTGTTCGGTCTGGAGTACGCTAAGTACGGCGAACAGCACAAGGAAATCTACGAGACCGAGACTTCAGAGCGTAGCTTTGAAGAGGAAGTTAAGTTGTCCGGCTTCTCCGCAGCTCCTGTCAAGAACGAAGGCGCAGCCATCGCTTATGACAATGCTCAGGAAGCTTTTACAGCTCGCTACACCCACGAGACCATCGCTTTGGGCTTCTCCATCACTGAAGAGGCTATCGAAGACAACCTGTATGACAGCTTGTCCAGCCGATACACCAAAGCTCTGGCCCGTGGTATGGCTTACACCAAGCAGGTCAAAGCTGCTGCAATCTTGAACACCGGTTTCTCCGGCGGCCCCACCTACGGTGACGGCGTGACCCTGTTCTCGACTGCTCACCCTCTGGTGTCTGGTGGCGTTAACAGCAACCGTCCTGCCACGGCAGCCGATTTGAACGAGACTTCGTTGGAAAACGCCGTCATTCAAATCGCAGCTTGGACAGACGAACGCGGTTTGCTGATTGCAGCTAAGCCTAAGAAGCTGATCGTGCCTCCATCGCTGCAATTCGTTGCAACCCGCTTGCTGGAAACTGAACTCCGCGTCGGCACTGCTGACAACGATATCAACGCCATCAAGAACAACGGTTCCATCCCCGGTGGTTACACAGTCAACAACTTCTTGACTGACACCAACGCTTGGTTCCTGTTGACTGACGTGCCTAACGGTCTGAAGCACTTCGTCCGTTCGCCA